CCACAAAGAAAAGCAGAAGTCATGGCAACTATTGATGAAGCATTAAAGATGCAAGAAAAAGGAATGTCTCAACAAGAAATTATTGACATTATAAAAAATACTACAAGAACTAAACAAGCTAAAGGTGGTTTAATTAAAAGTATCACTCAAAAAAGTATGATGAGTAATTTAGATAGAACTTTGAGTAAAGGTTTAGGTACAATGTTTAAAAGGAAACGATAATGAGAACCGTTGAAGAAACTAGAAAAAAAATAAAAGAAGCTATACAAAAACAAATTGATAAAGGAGAAACAATTAATATCAGAAAAATTGCTAGAGAAGTAGGAGCTTCTCAAACTACTACAGGAAGAGTTTTTTCAGAATCATTTAAAAATAATCCTAATGCAATACTAGGTAAAAATAGAGATGCAACTAAAATTATAGATAAGATTATTTCTGAAGGAGAAACAAACGTAGATAAGATAAAAAAAATTGCATTAGATAAATATAAAATAAATGTTGCAGATAGAACTATCCAACAAAAAGTAAATATAGCAACAGATCTTTCTGTTCCAGAGTATGAAAAGATATTAAGAAATATAGTTAGAGACAAAACATATAAACCTCCTATTGATATATCAGCAAAAGGAAAAGGATTAACTGCAAATTATAGACAAGCAAAAACTAATTTAAAAGAAGAAATTCCAAATCTACAAACATTTATTGATCAAAGTTCTGCTAAAAGAAAAAAATTAAAAAGAGCATCTATTCCTGAAAAAAGAGAAATGGATTTAATAAGCGCACAAATGCGAAGAGATAAAAGAAGATTTTCAGAAAAAGGAAAAATCGGTTTATCTGAAAGAGAGTTAGATTTAAACAAACAACAAAGAACAGTTCTTAAAAAAGTAAATGAAATAATTAATAATAATCCAGGAGCAATTTTAGAGGATAGAGAATTATTAGATAAAATTAGTACACGTGTAGACAGAAATGGAAATATATACAGAGCGAATATTGATTTATCAGCAGTCGTTGATCCTAAAAAAGATGCAAGATTTTTTAACTTATCACATGGTAAAAGAGTTCAATTAGGAGGTGAATTATTAAATGCTCCTGCAAATAGATTTGCGGCACCATTTTCTTTAAACCAATTCTTTGTTCCTGATGCTGAAAGATTTATAGAAAAGAATTATAATAATCCAGAAGCTCAAACTAAAATTAATGACATTGTTGAAAAAGCAAAAGAATTAAAAGTTCCTTTAAGACCTGATGTTCCAAAAGGAACATTTAAAAATGAATTAGGTAATCCAGTTAGGTTTATTGGTTACACTGAAAATTTAGGTAAACCTGTTGAGAAAATAATCGATGTTGTTAGAACTTACACACCTAAAAGATTAAACAAATTTACTTTACCTATTCTTGCTGGAACTGCACTTGTAGGGACAGCACAAGCTAAACCTGCTGAACAAACATTAGAAGAAAAAGTTATAGAAGAAACTAAACCACAATTAAAATTTGATAAGGAGTTACAAGTTTTTACAACAGATGATCCAGATAAAAAAGCAAGTCAGTCAGATATTTTATATTGGTTAGCAGATAATGAAATTGCTCAAACTGTCGGCGAAGCGGCAGGAGTTATAGGTGGAGCAACTTTAGCTTTAGGTTTACCTGATGCGAAAGCAACGATCCAAGAAGCGCGCACCGCGGGTCGTGGAGCGTTAGGCACTGCTGGTAAAGTATTAGGAAAAGGTTTCTATAGACTTGGTAGTCCATTAGCGACTGCTGCATTTACAGTTCCTCAAGCATTAGATGAAAGTGTTAGTGCAACTGAAATGGCAACAGATCCATTAAACTATTTAGGACTTGCAACAATGGAAACATTATCTAAACGAGCTGGTTCAATTGCAGCTCCTGCTGTGGCTGCAGAAGCTTCTGGAATATTAGGAACTTTAAAAAACTTTGCGACTTTAAAGAATGTAGGTGAAGCAGTACCTGGTAAATTAAGTACAGCTTTAAGATTAGGATTAAATCCAAGAACTATTGCTGGTGCTTCTAGGTTTTTAGGGATACCAGGATTGATTGCATCTACAGGATATACATTGTATGACTATCTATCTAACAAGGAATCTGAATAATGGATCGTAGAACTTTATTAAAATTATTAGGTGGAGTTGCTGCATTACCTGCTTTGGGAAAAGCAATTAAAGGTACGGGAATTAAATCTATAAAAGCTGCTGGTAAAGTATTACCTAAAGTTTCAGGAATGCCTGAATGGTTTACACCACTTGTTAATAAAATTATGAAAGAAGGAGTTGATGTATCTCCTGCAGCAAAACGAGTTGAAGATATGGAAATTGTTAAAAAATTAGAAATACCTTCGGCAACTGGAGAACCAGAGGTAATTACACTTACACAAAATAAAACAACCGGAGAAATTTCTATTGAAGCTAATTTTTCTGGAGGAACAGCAGATGCTCCTTTTGAGTTAAACTATAGACCGCCTAAATCAGATATTGATCTAGAAACAGGTAAACAAGTAAAATATCCAGGTGAATTTTCTGTAGTAGAACAAAGACCAAGACCTCTTTCTGAACCAGGTGATTTTGAATTTGATTATGAATCTCTTAACGTTGGTGATGCTTTTAGTGATATTGAAAAATTAGAAAAAATTGGAACTGGAAAAATAAAAGACGTAAAAAAAATTGAAGAAAGAGCAAAAGGTAGAAAAATGTTAGAACAATCTCCTTATGAAGATATTATAAATAGATATCCAGATCCAGATATAGGTGACTATGATTATGCGAATGGTGGAATAGCTAGTTTTGCATATGGTGGATTGACAAAAACAGTACCACCTGCTAAAGGTCCAGATTCACAAGGTGTTGAAACATTATTCAGAAGAAGGTATAGTTAATCATGGCAGATATTGATAAGTCGTTACCTAATACTAAAACTACTGTAGAAGTTCCAGGTCAAGTTGACGTAGAACAGGCAATTAACGAAGAACTACAACAAGAACAAAATCCAGAAGTTGAAATTATACCAACTGAAGATGGTGGTGCTGAAATTTCTTTTGATCCAACTGTAGCAGCTCCGCAAGGTGGCGAAGACCATTACGCAAATTTAGCAGAATTTTTAGATGATGATATTTTAGTAGAAATTGGATCAGACCTTCAACAAAAATATACTGATTATAAATCATCCCGACAAGATTGGGAGATGGCTTATACAAGAGGTTTAGATTTACTTGGATTTAAATATGAAGTTAGAACAGAACCATTTAGAGGAGCTTCAGGAGTAACTCATCCAGTACTAGCAGAAGCAGTAACACAATTTCAAGCACAAGCTTACAAAGAATTATTACCAGCGGATGGGCCTGTGCGAACTCAAATTTTAGGAAAGACTGATCGTAATAAAGAAGATCAAGCAATGCGAGTTAAAGAATTTATGAACTATCAAATTATGAATGTCATGAAAGAATATGAACCTGAATTTGATCAGATGTTATTTTATTTACCACTATCAGGATCTACATTTAAAAAAGTTTACTATGATGCAATGCTTGGAAGAGCTGTATCTAAATTTATTCCATCTGAAGATTTAATTGTTCCTTATTCAGCGACTTCATTAGAAGATGCAGATGCGGTCATACATGTATTAAGAATTTCAGCAAATGATTTACGTAAACAACAAGTTAATGGTTTTTATAAAGATGTAGAATTAGGAGATCCAACTTTAAAAGAAGATGAGATTAAGAAAAAAGAACAACAACTAGAAGGTATCAGAGTTGAAAAACAAGATGACATTTATACTTTATTAGAATGTCATGTTAATTTAGATCTGGAAGGATTTGAAGATATAGATCCACAGACTGGTGAGCCCACAGGAATTAAACTTCCATATGTTGTAACTATTGAAGAAGGATCAAGAGAAGTTTTATCTATTAGACGTAATTATAAATCAGATGATCCATTAAAAATTAGAACTAATTACTTTGTACACTTTAAGTTTTTACCAGGTTTAGGATTCTACGGATTTGGTTTAATTCACATGATTGGTGGTTTATCTAGAACTGCAACATCAGCTTTAAGACAATTATTAGATGCAGGAACTTTAGCTAACTTACCAGCAGGATTTAAAATGCGTGGTATTAGAGTTAGAGATGATGCACAACCTATTCAACCAGGAGAATTTAGAGATGTAGATGCACCAGGCGGAAATTTAAGAGATGCATTTATGCCTTTACCTTTTAAAGGACCAGACCAAACACTATTACAATTAATGGGTATTGTTGTTGAAGCAGGACAAAGATTTGCATCTATTGCAGATGCACAAGTAGGTGACATGAACCAACAAGCAGCTGTAGGTACAACAATGGCATTACTTGAAAGAGGTTCACGTGTAATGTCAGCAATACATAAAAGAATTTATGGCGCATTAAAAAATGAATTTGAATTATTAGCAAATGTATTTGCTACATACTTACCACCAGTTTATCCATACGATGTAGTAGGTGGCGAAAGACAAATTAAACAAACTGACTTTGATGATAAAATAGATGTTCTTCCGATTGCAGATCCAAATATATTTTCTCAATCACAAAGAATTTCTATGGCACAAACACAATTACAACTTGCTCAATCTAATCCACAGATTCATGACATCTATCAAGCTTACAGATCAATGTATGAAGCGATGGGTGTAAAAAATATAGATTTAATTCTTCCATCACCAAAACAGCCAATGCCGATGGATCCAAGTTTAGAACATATTACTGCAATGGCTTCACAACCATTCCAAGCTTTCCCAGGACAAGATCATAAAGCTCACATTGATGCACATTTAAACTTTGTACAACTGAATATGGTTAGAAATAATCCTCCAGTTGTTATGGCAATGCAAAAAAACATACTTGAACACATTTCAATAATGGCACAAGAGCAAGTTCAGGTAGAATTTATACAAGAATTACAACAATTACCTGCTTTACAACAGCAAGCACAGATGAATCCGCAAGCTGCACAACAAATTCAACGTATAACTATTCAAATTGAATCAAGAAAAGCTCAATTAATAGCTGAAATGACTAAAGATTTTGCTGATGAAGAGAATAAAATCATTGGTCAATTTGATTCTGACCCATTAATCAAGCTAAAAGCGCGTGAAGTTGACTTAAGAGCAATGGAAAGTGAGCAAAAACGCAAAGAAGCTGAAGATAGAATCAATTTAGACAAGTTAAAAGCTCTTCTAAACCAAAATAATGAAGAAAATAAGCTTGAACAAACCGCAGAATTAGCTAAACTGCGAGCAAGTGTTTCTCTTGCAAAACAAAATAAGCAAAGAACTAACTAATAGGTATAAATATGGACAGAGGTCAGAAAAAAATTGGTAAAGTGATGAGAGAATTTAAAAAAGGCGAACTTAATATTGGACAATCTTCTAAAAAAGTAAAAAGTCCAAAACAAGCAATTGCAATTGCATTATCTGAAGCAGGTATGTCTAGAAAAAAAATGGCAACTGGTGGTTCAGTAACTAAATCATCTTCTGAATCAAGATCAGCTTATGGAACTCAAGTAGACTTTTCACAATTCACACATCCAGATGGAACATTAAAAGGTGGAATTGATGTAGAAGTAACTAATCCACAAGAAACTCAAGAAGTTCCTGTTGGTGGTCAAAAAGGAATGTTACCGGAGAAAAAAAGAAGAGCGAAGTGGTATTAATCCATGATTCAAATGTTAGGGGCTATTGCACCACTTGCAAAAGTTCTATTTAGTACAATTGAAAAAGCTGTTCCTGATAAAGATCTTCAAGAAAAATTAAAAGCACAATTACAAACTCAATTATTACAATCTCATACACAAGAGTTAACTGCTGCAGCTAAAATTATTGAAGCTGAAGCAAAAGCTGGCTGGTTTGCTAGCTCATGGAGGCCACTTTTGATGTATGTATTAATCTTTATATTGGTCTGGAATTATGTTATAGGACCAGTTATAAAAGTATTCACAGGAGCTGTTATCTCCTTTGAATTACCTGGCGATGTTTGGACATTATTAAATGTTGGACTCGGAGGTTATGTGATAGGTCGATCTGCTGAATCAGTTGCAAGAACGATGGCGAGTAGACCTGTAAATAAAGAACAAGAAAACGGATAAGGAGTTAAAATGAGAAACGATTACGGAATAAGACCAAGAGCAAAAATGAAAAAAGGTGGCAAAGCAGATATGATTACTAAAAAAATGCCTATGAAGAAAAAAGGCAAAATGATGAAGGGTAAAAGATAATGGCTGGAATTGGAAAACAATTAAGAGGAAGTGGACTAGCAAGAGTAGGTCTTGCTAAAGGTGGAAAAGCATTTCCTGATTTAAACAAAGACGGCAAAGTAACTTTTAAAGATATTTTAATTGGACGAGGTGTAGTTAAAAAATCTAAAGGTGGTTATGTAGATATGTCTGAAAAACATGAAGGCATGGAATCAAAAGCTGAAGAAGCTAGAGAATATGCTATGGAAGAAAAAGGTTATGAAGAAACTAAATCAGGCAAAATGGTAAAGAAAAAAAACTAAAAAGAAGAAAAAATAATGGCAACAATTTTAAAAGGTATTGGCGTTATTAAAAGCGTAAGTCCTAAAGTTAAAAGTAAAGGTATAGCTAAATCAAAAGCTAACATAGCAAAAAATGTTGGTCAGATAAAAAAATATCAAGACGAACGTGAAGAAATAATGGAATACAATTTAAAAAAAGCTAAAGAAGGAAAAGAATCTATTTACGGAACAGTTGAGGAAACAGAAAAAGAACTTGAAAAATTAAGAGGAGAAAAAAGAAAATTTCCATCAAAAGAAATGAGAGAATACGATGAAGGTTTAGAATTTGAAGTTACTCCAGAATATAAAGAAGGTGGACTTGTTAAAAAAGGTTTTCCTAAAATTGCAAAGAAAGGTTGGAAGTAATGGCTAAACTTTGTCCTAGAGGAAAAGCAGCAGCTAAAAGAAAATTTAAAGTGTATCCGAGCGCGTACGCGAACATGTATGCATCTGCAGTTTGTTCTGGTAAAGTGACTCCAGGTGGTAAGAAAAATAGATCACAACAAAGAAAAGCAGTATCTAATTATAAACAAGGCGGTATTGCAAAAGGTTGTGGAGATGTTTTAGAAAACAGAAGAAAAGTTACTAAAAAATATTAATATGAGTTTACGTAAGTGGGTTCAAGAGAAATGGGTAGACATCGGTTCTAAAAGAAAAGATGGTTCTTTTGCTCCTTGCGGAAGATCAAAAGGAGAAAAAAGAAAAGGTTATCCAAAGTGTGTTCCACTTGCAAAAGCTAGAGCAATGTCAGAAGGTCAAAGACGTTCCGCGGTTGCAAGAAAAAGAGCCGCTGGTAATACAGGACCAAAACCAACTAATGTTGCGACATTCGCGAAACGTAAAAAGATGAGTAGTGGAGGATTAGTATAATGGGTGATATATCTTTAAGAGGTAGAGGACTAGCATTTAAAAATGGTGGAACTCCTGCGTGGCAAAGAAAAGAAGGTAAATCTGAATCAGGTGGATTAAATAGAAAAGGTATTGCATCTTATAGAGCTGCTAATCCTGGTTCTAAATTATCTATGGCAGTTACAACAAAACCAAGTAAATTAAAAAAAGGTTCTAAAGCTGCTAAAAGAAGAAAATCGTTCTGCGCGCGCATGAGCGGAATGAAGAAAAGATTAACTTCAGCTAAAACTGCAAGAGACCCAAATTCAAGAATTAATAAATCTTTAAGAAAGTGGAATTGCTAACAACAAAGGAGAAGAGATGGAAGATGTAGATGTAGCTAGTAAATTACAACGATTTATGAAAAATCAGTTGTCTAATTTAACGACAATGGTGACTTCAGGAGGTGTTGACAATATGGAAGATTACAAGTATATACTTGGACAAATTCGAACATACGAATTTTTATTACAGGAAATCTCTAACCTGCTAAACAAGAAGGAGCTAAATGCAGATGCCGGAAACGTTATTAAACTCGACTGAAGTACCAAAGACTGTTCTAGGTCTTGAACAAAAATACCAAGAAGAAAATAAAAAGATTGAAGATAAAACTGTAAGAGCAGAAAATATTTCTGAATCTTTAATTGATAGTTTACCTAACCCTACGGGTTGGAGAATACTAGTATTACCATTTACACCTAAAGATAAAACTAAAGGTGGAATTATTATATCGCAAGAATCATTAGACAAATTAAGAATAGCTACAAACTGTGGCTATGTTTTAAAAATTGGACCATTAGCTTATAACGATAAAGAGCGTTATCCAACAGGTCCATGGTGTAAAAAAGGAGATTGGGTTATCTTTGCTCGTTATGCGGGTTCAAGATTACCAATAGAAGGTGGAGAAGTGCGACTACTAAACGATGACGAAGTACTTGGGACTATAAAAAATCCTGAAGATGTTCTTCATCATATTTAAACATAGGAGGCACTATGCCAGAAGACAAACTAAAAGATCCGATGATTGATGTCGGCGAAAAAGAAGGCGCTGAAATCACATTAGACGAAAACAACGAGCAAACAAAAGCCGTTGCTGAAGAGAAAAGGGAAGAGAAGATTGAGGTTCAACAAGAGGAAGAAAAACCTGTTGTTGAAGCAAAGGTTGAAAAACCTGCTACAGAAAAAGACGAGTTAGAAGAATATAGCGAAGGCGTTAAAAAACGTATTGCTAAATTAACTCGTAAAATGAGAGAAGCTGAAAGACAAAGAGAAGAAGCTATTCAATTTGCTAATTCTATTAAAAGAGAAAAAGAACAAATTGAATCTAGATTATCAAAAACAGATCAAAGATATGTTTCTGAATTTGAAACTAGAGTTAGTTCTAGTTTAGCAAATGCTAAAGTAGCTCTTAAAGCAGCTATCGATGCTCAAGATGTAGAAGGTCAAGTTAATGCGCAACAACAAATAGCAGAACTTACTTTAGAAGCTGCAAGATTAAGAAATCTTAAAGCTGCTCAAGAAGAGTCAATAGCTAAACAAAAAGAGGTAACAATAACACCTCAACAAACTGTACAAACTGCACAAGTGGATCCCAAAGCGGAAGAATGGGCGGCTAAAAATAGTTGGTTTGGACAGGATTCAGCTATGACTTATACTGCATTTGATTTGCATAAGAAGCTTGTAGAGGATGAAGGTATAGATCCAAAAAGTGATGAATACTATGAGGAAATTGATAAGAGAATAAGACTTGAATTTCCCCATAAATTTGCTACAAAGGAAACTATAACTACAGAAAGAGCAAAACCTGCTCAAACTGTAGCATCAGCTAATCGTCCAGCTCAAACAGGACGCAAAAAAACTGTAAAGCTCACACCTTCACAGGTAGCAATTGCTAAAAGATTAGGTGTGCCACTTGAAGAATATGCGAAACATTTAACCACGAAGGAGGTATAGGCATATGGAAAAAAACAAAACAATTAAGACTTCCCGTGCGAGCGAAACAAGGTCAAAAACTGAAAGACCTAAAGTTTGGACTCCACCGTCATCTTTAGATGCACCACCTGCGCCTAGCGGCTTTAGACACAGATGGATACGAGCTGAAAGCTTGGGCTTTGATGATACAAAGAACGTAGCTGGAAGATTAAGATCAGGTTATGAATTAGTGAGAGCTGATGAATATCCAGATCACGAATATCCAAGTGTTAAGGACGGAAAATACGCAGGAGTCATTGGAGTAGGCGGCCTAGTGCTGGCTAGAGTACCTGAAGAGATCGCAAAATCTCGTGAAGAGTATTTCGCAAGAAGAACTCGAGAACGAGAAGAAGCTATTGCAAACGATCCTATGAAGGAACAGCATCCAAGTATGCCGATCAGCAAAGAGAGGCAGACTCGTGTAACTTTTGGTGGTACAAAGAAGGACTAATTATTTAGTAATTCCTATCCAACAAAGTAATTAAAACTTAACAAGGAGAAAATATGGCAAACTCAACAACAGCCTACGGCTTAAGAGCTTTAGGAAAGTTGGGAAGTAATCCAGCGAATGGTGGTCAGGGACAATATAATATTTCTGACAACTACTCTTCAGCTATCTATCAAGGAGATATGGTAACTGTAGACGCGGGTTTTCTTGCTGTGGTTAATACAACTACACTTACTACTGTACTAGGAGTATTTAATGGTTGTTTAATCGAAGTAAGCCCAACAACAGGTAAGCCGACTTGGTCAAACAAATA